ATAAGGATTTCTTTCATATGGGAAAGCATGATAAGGTATTCTGTATGGAGTAAATGGATTAATTACTGCTCTGAGTAATTGATTACCACATACCCATGCATTGATTTGTACCTCATCTAAATCATCAATATCATCTGATAATTCTATACCAACTTCTCTAGCGTATTCGGCATCCATGATACCCCAATACTCAATAACTTCAAAGTTAGTTTGATACTCATCATTACGAGCATCATCTTTTAATTGATACTCAAAATCTTTTTCAATATAGTTTGGACCTTCAGTTAAACATGCACGAATTGCATCTTCATCAAAGTAAGGCATGTTACGAAGTTGTCTAAGTTGTGATTTATTCATCTTATGACGATGAACTACATACTCACACTCTTCAATACTTGTTGCAGCAGGGTCAGGATAAAAATCCCAACAGCTTACAAACTCTATTCGAGGTACTCTAACTTCGATAGGATTATAGGTTCTTTCACCATCTTCACCCATATCCCATTTGTTTAACTTTTTGTTAAAATTAAATGGTCCTTTTACAATCCCTGTACCAAGTAGAGAAGATTCTAAAAGAGCATTTCTTATTTCAGATGAACCTTTTGATTCATCAATTTGGTCATGGATAAGCTTTTCCATTCGTCTCGCAGCTTTTTGAGCTGGAGATAATTCTATCGCTTGTGGGTTTGGACTAAAACCTTCAACTAAACTATCTTCAACTTGATCTTCTATTGTGTCAGTAAAGATACCTTTGTTAAATGTTGCTCCGGGTTTTAGAACTTTTCCATCACCTTCATAACCAACATCGTATGGATTATTTTCAATCCGATTACCTATATCATCAGGTACTTCTCCCATCATTGATGTTTCTAATCCGGGTTGTAGGTTATTAACATCTAAATGAGCTTGACCTAACTCACCTTCAGGTATTTTAGTTTCTGCAATACCAATAGGAAACTTACCGGTTCCAAAGATAACATCAACAAGTTGTCCAAAGGCAGCAAGGACTTTTGTTTTTGTAATCTTTACAAAGATTCTAGATTTTTCAGAATCTCTAAACTTAACTGATTTGTTATATAACCCTCGATAGTTTTCGTAAGCCTTTAACCATCTAGCTTCATCAGAGTTTCGAGCATCTTCTGCTTGATAGAATCTACTTTGAACAATACCTACGAGATTACTTTTTTGTTCGAGTTCTAAAGCTAATGTCTTTCCAGCTTCACCTTCAACATCCATATAAATGTTGTCAGCGTTTAAAAATGTATTCTCGTTATCTGCCATATTTAATATCCAAAGGTAGAATCAGAGGGAAGATGTATTTCTCTTTTTATACCTCTAAGTCTTTCTAATGGGCTGTCCATTCTTGGTCGGCTCATTATCATATAACGCAATGCATCATATGCGTGATCTGAAGCATGTGTATCTACATCTTCAGGATTGGTCTTTGATAACGGTATACTTTGGAGTTCTCGTATTAGATTAGGGCAAGTATTAAATATTTGCAGCTTTGGTCTACCGTTTTCTCTAACCTTTAGGAACTCGTGTATTTGAATTTTACCTTGTATCCTATTCTTATCAGCACGTCTAAGCTTATGACCTGCTCTCACTAAGGCTTCACCAACGGTAGGTCCGGTTGTACCGGTTTTTGCCCACGCTGCTGTATCTAATACACCGGGGACTGAAAAAGGGTCCACCAGCTCCATATCTCCTATTATAGCTCCTAATTCTTCACCTGTCAAGCCTTTTTTGTATAATTCTCGATAAATTATTAAAGTTCCATCGTTAATATCTATAGTTCCCCATAAACAACAGCTTTCAGAAGCATACCCATAGTCAATGCCTTTTACTCGTTCCCAAGCAATCGGCAGCTCAAAGGGTGTAATTACATGGACATTAGGATCAAACTCTACAAATGCAGCACCTTCTGCAACTTCCCAATTACCTTCAAGTAACTGTCTACGTTGTATTGGTGGTAGTGATTTAAGCATTTGCTCATAGACTCCATCCTCTGCAAGGTATGGATTATCAGCTAATTTAGCAGGAATAAACTTTCTTGTTAGCCCATCGGTTCCTGTAAACGATGTATTAGGTTCATTTGGTTCTATGTATCTACGTTTTACCCAATGAGCACCAACACCACCGGGGTTAGCAGTACAACGTAAATAAGTTTGTATTTCAGGGTCTGTTGTTCTAAGACGTGAAGCAAGATAGTTCCAGCTAAACTCTGTGGGTAAGTGAGTAATCTCATCAAAACCTATCCAAGAATATGCTTGTCCTTGATAACGATAAACATCTGCATCTCTTTCAAGGAATCCAAACTCTACTTTTGCACCACTAGGAAAGTTCCAAAGCTTTTCAACTTCTCTAAACTTAGCACCGGGAAAAGCCTGTGGATATAACTCTCGGCTTTTGTCAATCATCTCACGTAACTCCGGCATAGAACGTCTAAGGATTAAAGCACGATGAGCTTTCTTGTGACAATAACGAAGTGGATCAACAATCATCGCAAATGATTTACCACCACCGGCTGCTCCACCGTAAAGAACATCTTTCTCTCCAGCAGCTAAAAACTCTGTTTGTGGACCTTCGTTAGGATGGAATAATACTTTACGATCTTGTAAATCTTCTCTGACAGCCTTTGGCAAGTTGTCAAGTTCATCGGTAGTAACAGGACCTTCTACAGTCTTGTCAAGTTTTTGAATTGTTTCTTTTTGTTTTTTGAAGGACTTTCTAGCGTTGTTGAGTTTTTCCTCAAGCTTTTTGATATTACGCTGTTTACGACCTATAGTAGCACGAGCAGCTTTAACAGCTTTCTCGGTTGTGGTTTGTGGTCTACCTGCTTTCTTTCTTGGAGTTCCGTCTTTCTTTAAGACAAAATTACCTTCATCATCTTGCAAGTAGAGATGAGGATTGATCTCCCAATCTTTCGTTTCGTTTTCCATATTTCTTATCTATATGTTTTTTTAAACCGGGAGTTGAGATACGTCTATCCGTTGCGTATTCTAACCAATCACATGCAGCTTGAAGTGAAACTTCTTCATTGACAATCATTGTTTCAACTGTTTCAAGTGCTTCTAGTTGTTCGGGTATAGGTTTTAAATAACCTGTTAGTTCATCAAACTCATAGCCAAACGGTATGGTTGATGTGGTTCGCTTAATGTATCCTTCAGGTATTATCATTTAATATTTCATTTCTCATTCTTTTACGCTGAAGTTCAGCCATAGGAACTGTTTTATATGGTTTTAATTGTCCACTTTCAATTAAAGGATTTATACGTTTAAAAATTTGCTCATCAGTTTCAATGGTTTTAGTTTTAGGATTATATCTATTTACAATATAATGCTCTGTATCGCTTTTACCAATTACTGAAGAATAAAATGTTATAGGGTTTCCTTCTGAATCTTTACCGGCAGCATTATTTTTTATAGCATAATCATGTGCATCTTTTAATAATTTTTTTGCACCTTCATATCTTGAATCTATTTTTCCACCTTCTTGCTTACCAACTCTTCGATACTTGCGAACTTTTCTTGCAATCTTTTTAGGTTGCTTAGAATGTTGTTTTCCTTTTTTAGTATCTTCTCTTTTCTTTCTTGAAGTAGCTGCATACTCTGCTGGAGTTAATGCATCACGAGCTGCTTTAGGTAAGTAACGTTCTCCTGTCTCAGAAGACTTCTTACCTGACTTAGTACCCCACTTTTGTTTGGTCCAAGCTCTAAGACTTCTTTGTGACTTTTTTAGTGCCATGCTTTTTCCTAATTGCTTCTTTACCTTTTTTAGCTATACTAGCCTGTTGAGTTTTACCAGCTACTTTAGCTCGTTGTTCTAAAACTGTAAGTATTTGTATCTTTCTTGCAAAAGGTTTTTTAACTCTTTTGACTTTTGCTACCGTTGCTCTTGCATCGGCTGGAGTTGCAAACTTAATACTAACGGTATCTTTTGGATTCTCGTCAGTATATAAACGTCTGCCACTACCTTTTGGTTTTTTACCGGTTCCTACTTTAGGGTCTTTCTTTTTTTTGACCACTACTTATAACCACCACCAGCTTTCTTATACTCACTCGCTAAAAGCTGGGCTTTCCGAGCTGACCATTGACCGGGTTTACCACCACGAGAACCAGCTTTGATCTTCTCGAAAAGCCTCTTACGCATAGTCGGCTTCGTATAGTTACCGGCTTTATTTACTGTAGACTTCTTTTTAGTCGTTCTTTTCGCTGTTGTTTTCTTTCTTGGCATTTTTTCCTCCGAAGATTCGATCCCAATTATCTTTATATTCTTGTGTGTAAAATCCGGGTCTAGGATTAGCTCCCTTTGATCCGTGTGTGTTTTTGTAGATAGGACTTCTAAATGTTACAGGTTTTTCATCTGAACCAATCTGTGGCATAATATATCTCCTAAAATACTAATGAGTTAATATAAAAACATAGTAGCATTAAACCAAACATACCTACTTGAATAACTGCCATCAGTGCAACAATACTTAATTGTCTATCTGCCCACCAGCTTAATTCAGTCTTTTGCCACTCATTAAAGTCCATCTACTCTACTTAAACCAACCTTTTACAATGTCAGTCCATTCAGGCATGTATTTATCAACCAAACACCAGCCAACAATACCAACCAACGCTATTATAATAATTATTTCCATATTACCATTTCACCTTGTCAGCCCAATATGCTGCTGACATTTTACCACGTGCAATATTTTTAGCATGTCTAGCCTTGAAAGACTTACGTTTTGCTTTCATTCGTGCTGATTCACCTGCTTTAGGTTTACCAGCAGTCTTAGCACCCTTTTGTCCAAACCTAATTGTCTTAATCTTGTCACCTTCTTTAGCAACAACAATATGTGATTTCTTAGGATGATTAGGAGTTCGTTTAGGTTTATTGTAACCACTTACTCCTGCTCTTGCGAGTCTTGGGTCTTTTTTCTTTGCCATTAGTGCACCGTTCTATTACTTTCAGTATCAACTGTTACTGGATACCAAGTATCGTCATCATTGACAACGAGAGTATCAAGTTCTCCGATAACAGTTAAACCACTTTGTGATGCTGCTTCATCAGCCTTTTCAAAGCTTGAAGCAACAATGTTAGGTCCTGCAAAGACCTTACCGTAAATCTCCATCTCAGTCAGATATATCTTCATAATCTCCTTCATCCAGCTCAATCGCCTTTTTCTCAGGGAGAATAAAGATACCTCCACCGGTGTTATGATTTACATCTATCCTATCCGTCTTAGAAACACCAACACGGTCTAGAATAGTCTGAGCAGCTTGTAACTTATTATTGGCTTGAGGTACGGGTTTATTCGACTTCATAACCTCGATAATCTTAAAAGCTGCTGTAGGGGCTTCCCTTGCTAGTACGTCTGAAGCTAAATCGACTACTTCTTCTTTTAAACTTTTTAGTACTTGATAGTGATTGCCTGAGTATCCGGCAAGTTCGGCTGACTTTTTAAAATCTCCTCCGGTTTCAACAAGATTATCTAAAAAAGCTTGTTGTTTCTCGGTAAGATTTCTATCTTTCTTTTCCTGTAAATAGGTTGACATACTTATTATTATAGATACTTGTCAAGCGTTTGTCAAGCTTTTTAAAGTTTTTTCACTTATTTCTGCAAAGGTCTTGACAAACCTTGAAAAAATGTGTACAATGGAATTGTTAGGTTCCCCCGGTTACATATATATCTAACACCCCCACTACAACCCTTATAAAGCCCGATGAAGTTTAACAAGTTTAAAAGTCAATTAGAGATATTAGTCTTAATATCTATCTTCTTATACGGTACAATCAGTATCACTTAATATTATTCAAAAGTATATCTAAAACTTTATAAAACTTTATAAAATTATGGGGCTGGTTAATACTTAAAAATACCTCAAAATGTAGAATCACTATAACACACCACCGGGTACCCCCATGTACATCCTGCCCTGCCCACTTGAAAAACTTTAAAAGACTTTACATCAAGACTTTACAAGCTTTTAAAGTTATTAACAAGTTATCCACAGGTCACAAGTTTGTGGATAACTTTATAAAGTTTTTTAAAGCTGATCTTTAAAAGTCTTTACAAGTTTTAAAAGCTTTTAAAGTTTTTAAAATCTAGTTAATGAGAATTTAAAAGCTTATAAAGTCTTTATAAATTATTTAATACTTTATAAAGTGTCATACTGTGTCATACTTCATAAACTTCATAAACTTTAAAAACTTTAAAATTTACTTGACAAATCAAAAACACTTGATCTCAGCAATTAGCTCATCTCAATTTTTACCAACTAAAAAACACCCTTGAAAGGTGCATTATTATAAGGTTTTTGCAATGGGGGTTTTTATGTGTTTATAATTAGCCATCTTAAACATTAAACAAGGAGTAAAAAAATGGCTAAGACAACTAAAAAAACAAAAATCCACATAGCACTAGCAAAGGATATTTTCATTGTTGGTAAACAATTTGAAAAGATAAATGAAACTGTTATAAGTTTCACATTAG